ATGCACTATTATTTAAATGGCTACGTCTACAATCGCGCTACAACAACAAAAGAATATTTGGAACAACTTCTGTGACTGGGTAACCAGTACTAACAACCGACTGTACGTTGGTTGGTTCGGAGTCCTTATGGTTCCAACACTAATCGCTGCTACAACCTGCTTCATCGTTGCATTCATTGCAGCTCCACCCGTTGACATTGACGGAATTCGTGAGCCCGTAGCTGGCTCTCTCATGTATGGAAACAACATTATCTCAGGGGCAGTCGTCCCATCTTCAAACGCCATCGGTCTACATTTCTACCCCATCTGGGAAGCTGCAAGTCTTGATGAGTGGCTCTATAACGGTGGACCTTTCCAACTTGTCGTCTTCCACTTCCTTATTGGTATCTACAGTTACATGGGACGAGAGTGGGAACTTAGTTATCGGCTTGGAATGAGGCCTTGGATCTTTGTTGCATACTCCGCACCCGTGGCAGCGGCATCCGCTGTATTCCTTGTTTATCCCTTTGGACAAGGTAGCTTTTCAGACGCTATGCCTCTTGGCATTTCCGGTACTTTTAATTATATGTTGGTTTTCCAAGCCGAGCACAACATCCTCATGCACCCCTTCCACATGTTGGGAGTTGCTGGTGTTTTTGGTGGTAGCTTGTTCTCAGCTATGCATGGATCACTGGTTACGTCTTCCCTTGTACGTGAGACAACTGAAACTGAAAGTCAGAACTATGGTTACAAGTTCGGACAAGAAGAAGAGACTTATAATATTGTTGCAGCACATGGTTACTTTGGTCGCCTCATTTTTCAATATGCGTCTTTTAATAATAGCCGTAGCTTGCACTTCTTTCTCGCTGCTTGGCCTGTCGTGGGTATCTGGTTTACTGCTCTTGGGGTTAGTACTATGGCATTCAACTTGAATGGCTTTAACTTTAACCAGTCCATCCAGTCTTCAGATGGTCACGTCTTGAATACCTGGGCTGACATCTTGAACCGTGCTGGTCTTGGTATGGAAGTTATGCATGAACGTAATGCACACAACTTCCCACTCGACCTTGCATCATCTAGTTCCACACCTGTTGCCCTGGTGGCACCTACAGTCGGCTAGAAGCACGTCCGTTCATCCTTCGGGACGCATGACACCATAAGCATGGAACGGGGCTTGTGGAGCTTCTTAAGGAGGTTACTGTGCAAAGCAAGACTTATTGCTATCGCGGTGTCAAGTACACCAAGTGAGATAGATCTTAAAGAGGGGTGCAATTCCCCTCATCACTATTGGCATTGGCCCTTACGAGGATACCCTTTGCCGTCTAGACGGTGGGATAGACCACAATACAAATTAAATAACTCAAAGATCTTTGAGAGTCTATATTATTACTCTCTTTTTTTAAATGGCTTTTCAATCTTCTGTTAACCCCGCTCAGCTAACTCAGCTGGGTCAGGCTAACCTGGCGGGTGATACCCGCGCTCTCTATCTGAAACTGTTCAGTGGAGAAATGTTCAAAGGCTTCCAACGCAATACGATCGCTCGCGATCTTGTGATGAAGCGTACACTTAAGAACGGCAAATCTTTGCAGTTCATCTACACCGGGCGCACCAAAAGTGAGTTCCATACGCCTGGAAATAGCATCCTTGGTGATAGCAACAATGCGCCTCCTGTGGCTGAGAAGACCATCACGGTTGACGACCTGCTGATCAGTTCAGCTTTCGTTTATGACCTTGATGAGACTCTTTCTCATTACGATCTGCGCTCTGAGATTAGCCGTAAGATCGGCTATGCTCTTGCAGAAAAGTATGATCGTTTGATCTTCCGTGCCGTCACTCGTGGCGCACGTGCAGCATCACCTATTACTGCTAGTGGCTATGTTGAGCCCGGTGGTACTCAGGTTCGTGTTGGTACTACTACATCTGCATCTGATGCTTATTCTTCTACTGCTTTGGTAAATGCATTCTATGATGCAGCCGCTGCAATGGACGAAAAGGGAGTCAGCCAGGATGGACGTGTGGGCGTTCTTAACCCCCGTCAGTACTATGCACTGATCCAAGCCGTTGGTTCTAATGGTCTGATCAACCGCGACGTCCAAGGTTCCGCACTGCAAGGTGGCGACGGAATCGTGGAGATCGCAGGTATCAAGATCTACAAGTCCATGAATATTCCTTTCTTCTCTCAGTATGGTACTAAGTACGGTACTGGTTCTGCTACTAACCCTGGCGTTACCGATCCTGGTAACACCGGTTCGTTCGTATCCGAAGCTGTTGAAGATGCTGCTAACGATGTTACTGGTATCAACAACGAGTACGGTGAAGAAACCGAATTCGCTAATAGCTGTGGTTTGATCTTCCAGCGTGAAGCTGCTGGTTGTGTCGAAGCGATTGCTCCTCAGGTTCAAGTAACCAGTGGTGACGTTTCTGTTATCTATCAGGGTGACGTGATCCTTGGCCGTTTGGCTATGGGTGCTGACTACCTGAATCCAGCTGCTGCTGTTGAACTGTTTGCCGGTACTGCTACCAAGCCTGCCGCATTCTAATTTATATTATATTGGGAGTCTCTTCGGAGGCTCCTTTTTTTTAATTCTTTATTGAGAATAATACTCATTATCAAACTATGCCTTTTCCTACTACTGGCTCCAACACTGAGCTACAAGCTGTTAATCAGATCCTGGCGTCAGTTGGTCAGGCTCCTGTTACCACGTTGACAACTGAAGAAACTCTTGTAATTAATGAAACCGCAAGGTTCACTGGTTCTATTGCTGGCACAACGCTAACCACTACTACTGCTAATATTCCTATCGGAACTTATATCGGCGGTACTGGTGTGACTACTGGCACATCTATTGCTGTTGCTGGTGTCGAAGCTTCTCCTGCTACATCTCCTGTTACGTATGAATACACTGTGAACATTTCACAGACTGTATCTAACCGTGCCTTAACTCAATCCAGCGTTACAAGTAGAGTTGAAAATCAAACCAACCCGGACGTTGCAATTGCACTCAACACCCTGAGGGAAGTCTCGCGTGAAGTACAATCAGAAGGCTGGTCCTTCAATAAAGAATTAGATTATCCAATCACACCTGATTCTAATAACGAAGTAAACATTGCTAATAATGTTCTTCAAATGGATCTGAATAGAACTTACACACAAAACATTGATAGGGAATCTATTAATCGTGGTGGTAAACTTTACGACAAAAAGAAACACTCTAACAAATGGACAGACGAAACACTTTATGTTGATATTATTTGGTACTTTGATTGGAAAGATATCCCTGATCCTATCCAAGCTTTCATTGTAGCACGTGCTGCTTCTATTGTATCTAGTCGTATTATTGGTGATGGTAATCAATACCAAATGCTACAACAGAAAGAAGCCTTTACTCGTGCTACAGCTATGGAGTATGAGTGTAATCAAGAAGACTTTAGTTTCTTTGGAGCACCTAAGAGTGGTAACTATTATCAGCCTTATCAACCGTTCCATACCTTACAACGCTAATGCCAGCAGTAACTCAACTAACACCTAATTTTCTAGGTGGTGTATCTACACAAAATGATGACAAAAAATTATTAAATCAATTAACTGAATGCGTTAACGGTTACCCTGACCCTACCTTTGGTCTACTTAAAAGACCTGGTATGCGTCACACTAATGTATTAAAGAAAGCTAATGGCACAGCATTTAGCAAGTCTGAATTAGCAGGTGCAGCTTGGTTTTATATTGACCGTGCTAGTGCTGGCTCTTATGTTGGTTGCATTAAAGGTACTGATATTTTTATCTGGACTGCTGCTGATGGCACGTTCTGTACTGTAACTAATACTGGTGCTTCATACCTAACAGGTACTGCACAAAACGATTACCATTTCCGTAGCATTCAAGACACTACCATTATTACTAACAAAACTGTTACTACTGCGATGCAACCAGCGGGTACGTTTGTTGCTAATTCAGTTGCTACGCTTAAATTACTTACACTTGTAAATACTTATAGCTATACAGTTACTATTCAAAACATAGAAGCAGAGGTAACTGTTCAAAATAATACAACATTTGATGATATGTTGTTGTATGATTCAGGTGGTGTGGATACTAATCATCATTTAATTGATAAAATTAAAAGTGTTATTGAAGCACAGCAAACAGCATCTAATGCAGATTTTGCTGGTATCTGGTATTTGGAAGGTTACAACAACAGTATTGTCATTAAACGTGGTACTGGTACTAATGCAGTGGTAACTGATTATAGTGCAGTTACTGGTACTCCTTTACAGTTTGAAATCGATGCTAGAGGTGGTCTTAATAACACTGCACTTGAAGTGTTTGAAGATGATGTGACTGATGTATCTAAACTATCACTTGAATCTTTTACTGATCATAACGTAAGAGTCTTAAACAGTGATAGTGCTGAAGATGATTACCATGTTAAGTTTGTTGCTTATGATACTACCTTAAATAGAGGTCGTGGTTATTGGAAAGAAACAGTAGCACGTGATGCATCACCTGGTGTAAATAATACAACCATGCCACATGAGTTGGCTAACACTGGTGCTACTGCATTTACATTCGGACCTATTTCTTATAAGGGTAGGTTGACTGGTAATGATTTAACTAGCCCTGTACCATCTTTTATTGGTTCAAAGATTAGCTCCACTTTTTTTTACAGCAACCGTTTTGGTGTGTTGTCTGGAGACAATGTAATCCTTGGTGTTGCTAATGACTCTTATAATTTTTTTGTTAAGTCAGCACTAACACAGATTGATTCTGATCCAATTGATCTTAATGTGTCTAGCGTAAGACCTGTTACATTGTCTGAAGTATTACCTTCTCCACAAGGTCTTATTTTATTTAGTGAAAGACAGCAGTTTCAACTATATGCGACTGATGCTAGTATTTTGACTCCTACTTCCGCTGTGATTCGTGCGCTATCTAACTATGAGATGGCTACTGATATTGCACCAGCAGACATTGGTACTACATCAGCTTTTATTAGTAGAGTACCAGGTTACAGTAAACTCTTTACTATGGCTCTACGTGATGTAGAACAAAGTCCTATTGTTGTAGATATTAGTAAAGCAGTGTTGGAATGGATTCCAGATACTGTAGATGGTTTATCTACAAGCCCACCTAACTCTGTAGTTATGTTGGTCGATAGAGATACATCTTACCTATACCTTTATCGTTATTATAATAATGGTAAGGAAGATTTATTTCAAGCTTGGACTAAATGGGAACTACCTACTACTGTACAAGCAGCTAAAATTATTAATGATACTATATTGATTGTAGGACAGCATGAGGATGAATATACTATCGGTACTGTAGTGCTCGATGAGATCCCCTCAGGCAACGTTGTTACAACATCAAATGGAATCATAGGTAACGCACCTTTAGACTTCGCTACGAGGCCCGTAAAGCCCGATGTGAGTGTTGATGCTGTTGTCTATGATGTGACAAACGACATCACTAAGGTCTACGTACCTTATACACCTATTGCAGATAAAGAAGCTGCTATGCTTCTTACTGTTCCTACAGCAGATGTAGGCACTCCAGCAGTAATAGACTCTGATCAAGGTTACTATGCTACTGCTACTGAACGTACAGAGATTGGCACAGGTTACCGTTACTTTGAAGTAAAAGGTGACTTCTCTGGTTATGCAGATGGTATTGTCGTAGGTTATAACTATGACCTAGAAGTGATACTACCTAAATTTTACTTTAGACGTGATCCAAACACTACTGATTATACTGCTACTTTAACTATTTCTAGAGTTAAATTTTCTGTTGGTAGGACTGGTGCTATTACATTTAAAATAAAAGCAACAGGTTCTAATGAATGGAAAGACGTACAACATACAGCAGAAGCTGATTATTATGCTGGCGATACAAATCCTGTAGTATCTGAACGTGTCTTCACTATTCCTGTACATCAACGTAATACTAATTTTGAGTTAAAAGTGACAAGCAATTTTCCATTCCCTGTATCGTTGGTATCAATGATGTGGGAAGGCAACTATTCCCCACGTTTCTATAAGAGGGCTTAATGATTAATAAGAATTATGATCTTCTAGGTGAGCAACTAGCTGAGTCTGGACTAGAGCTGACCTGGGTCGGCGCAGCCATTGGTGCAGTAACAGCTATTGCAGGCGGCATCATGGGTTCTAGCCAAGCATCAAAAGACAATGCCAACGCTAAGAAGAACGCTAAGGAACAAAAAAAAGCAGCCGAAGAAACGGCTAAACTTACTAACAAACATAATAAAAAACTTGATAAAGCTGATAAGTTTAATTATTTTAATGAGCGAAATTTTGCTTATAACAATAATATAAAATCTTGGGAACGTGGCGCTGAAATTCAAGATTATAACTATTTACAAAGTTTAAAGTTATACGAAAAAAGTGAAGCAATTGCAGCAGAGAATTATGGTTTAAATTCTTTAAGTGCTACTCAAGCTATTGATAGTGAAAGGGCTGCAATTGATGATGCATTTCTTGCACAACAATTTCAGAATGAAACTTCACTAAGTGTTTTAAAAAATGTTTACCAAGAAGCTGCTTTAAGTACAAAAGAACAAGGTTTAAAATCTTTACAAATTAGTGCAAACAAAGATCTTGGTTTTACATCTCTTCAAAATACAATCCAACAAGCACGAGGTAAGACTGCTATGGATAAGGAGTCTGCATTAATTGAAGGCTTAGTAGCACA